CACTGTCAAAGGCAAGTCGGAACCAGTTAAAATCTATACCATACGAAAATAGTACTTGACAAGAAGTTGATATTTTGATATAATTTTCACTATAGATGTGGATATTTCCACAAGAAATTTAAGGGGATAACCATGGACTCAGTAGAGGCAGTAGCTGCAGAATTAGCAAAACATGAAGCTATTTGTGCTGAGCGTTGGAAAACAATATTTAACAAGATTGAAGATATCGAAAATGATAGTGCGACAAGATTTAATAGAATCGATAGTCAGACAGGCAGAATCGAGACAATCTTAATAGGTTTCACAGGTTTCTTACTTGTGACCTTATCAGGCATAGTGGTTACTATGATCACAATGCACTAGGAATAATTATGGAAATGAAATACGAAAAGAAAGATTTAACAAAATCACCTAAAGCCAAAGGTAATAAACTACCTGAAGGATGGGAATTAAATTGTGTAAGAGGAGTTTGGAAACTTAGAGATTCCAAAGGAGTCTTACTTATGTTTGCTACTGAAGAACTAGCAATGGAACATGTCAATGGCGAAGAATAAAACAAGCAAGATGGAAGAAGCTTTGGCTAAAGCAGTCGAAGGCTTTGAAGATAATACAGGAGAAGTCGTAACAGAAGAAGTACCTGCAATGGCAAGTAGAATCAAAAGATTACTAGCCCGCAAAAAGAACTTGCAAAGACAAAGAAAGAATTTTTTACCCAAAACTTTGAAGTGAAGAAAAAGCTTCCTCACGCAGAAAGAATAAAAATCTGCGAGAGATGTCCAGAATATGAAAAACGCTGGAGAAACTGCAAAGTGTGTAAATGTTTTATGCCCCTCAAAACTAAAATTAGATGGGCTGAGTGTCCACTCGGTAAATGGACTTAAACTGGAGGTGATTCTCAGAGTTTTTGAAGAGTAGGTGACCTAATACTAAGCGTAAATGCATGAATAAATTTCATGACACGGAAATAACTCATAGGTCCCGACTCTTCCCCTTTTGGGATATTATTATGGAAAAATTACAAATTATTATGGGATGGCACAGAGACTGGATAGTAGGCTGGCAAGAGAAACTTGGGCTAGATGACTATACAATGATGTGGATATCTTTTGGAGAAGGAGTATTACTTACTTCTATATTTATATGGTTAATATGATTAAAAAATTATGGAATATACTTACTGGCAAAGACCTAAATGGGGACGGCAAAGTAGATATAAAAGATAAATTAATTAAAGCAGAAAGAAAGACTGCACAAGAAAGCTACAAGCCTAATATAAATAACAATGAATAGAACAATGGCAGAAGCAAAAGCTCACTACGCCGCCTCTTTAGGGCATGGCGTACATTTTGTATCAGAAACTACACTAAAACAAAGATTTCCTGATTTAGCGGGAACTCCGCGCTCTAGTTTTATAATATACTGCAATGAATCCACAATAACAGTAGATGCCAGCAATGAATCGTTCGCCTGGATTGGCGAAGGTACATATGCAGGAATCAATGGCAACGCTATATATGGGGAAAACTCATATGTAAATACCGTAGTCACTAAAAATTTAACAGAAGCAAGAAAATTTAACAATACTAGTGGAGCCTTCGGAGGCTTGTTTATTTGTACGAAAGATACCAATATGTTATACAGAATGGTATCTAATGGCACAACCGTAACCGCAGTTAGAATGATGGGATTTGACGAACAAAGGTCAAATTGCCTACCGTGGTTCAATGGGACTTTACTCACAGGCACAGAATTAGTCTGGGTGTAAGCCAAGTGTCCGAAAGGACAAATAGGGGAAAGATATGTTAGATCTTCTAGTGTGGATTACTAAATTTTTATCAGTAATTCCAACAATCGTATTGGGAGCATCGTTAATTGCTGCCTTAACACCTACACCAGTAGATGACGGTTGGTTAAAAAAGATTTACAAAGTTATCGATTGGTGTGCGTTAAACGTAGGCCGTGCGAAGGACAAGTAAACTATCACAATGAGCCCCGTAGAGGGGCTTGTTTTCACCTTTAAGGAGGCCTATGGATTTGTACGAAAAGTTCGAGTTACCAAGTCAAATGCAGAAGATTGAGAGATCTGTAGCAATATTGATTATGCAACATAGGGCAAGACTAGAGAAATTACACAAGTTGAAAGATTACACAACTATGAAAAAATGTAACTTTCGAGAAAAACAATTAGATAAATTGTTAAACAGAGGATAAAATCATGAAAATGAGACTATTAGGAGCAGAAGCAGCTTGCGGTACTTCCGTAGGGGCAGCCTCCACATTTTTAAATTCTAATTACGTTAGGATTTTCAACAATACCGCTACAGTTCAAGTCGTGACAATAGCAAACTCAGCAGACGTTACTTTAGGAACTATTAAAGTTGCTGCCTATGGTAGTGAAATATTGTATAAAGAAACAAGCGATCAAATCTTTGCCGCAGTAGCTACTGTATTTGGTACACCAGTATTCGTAGACTAATGGCAACTAAAGACCCCAGGTTAAAAAGGGCTGGAGTTAGTGGTTTTAATAAACCTAAAAGAACACCTGGACACAAAACTAAGTCACATATAGTTGTAGCTAAAGTTGGAAGTCAAATCAAGACTATTCGATTCGGACAGAAAGGAGCAAGTACAGCAGGCAAACCAAAAGCTGGAGAATCTGCTAGAATGAAAGCAAAAAGAAAAAGTTTTAAAGCAAGACACGCAAAGAACATAGCGCGTGGTAAAATGTCCGCCGCATATTGGGCCGACAAAGTTAAATGGTAAGGAGACTATAATGCCGAAAGGAAAAGGAACATATGGGTCAGCAGTAGGACGCCCTAAAAAGAAAAAGCCTATGAAGAAACCAGGAAAGAAAAAGTCTGGTGGTAAATTAACAGCAGCACAGAAGAAGTTGCCTAAAGCACTTCAAATGGCTATAAAGAAAAAGAAGTAATGCCTAGAAAAACTACGACTAAAAAGAAAAAGTCAACAGTAAATTCAGCAGGAAACTACACTAAACCCACTATGCGTAAAAATCTTTTTAACAGAATAAAAGCTGGTGGGAAAGGTGGAGCACCAGGACAATGGTCTGCCAGAAAAGCCCAAATGTTAGCTTCAGCTTATAAGAAGGCTGGAGGAGGCTACAGAAAGTAATGGATCCAGTGAGCGCATGGGATAACCTATCATATATTGATGGTATACTATTTTCGCTTTGGTTAGGATTACTTTATTGGGGCAAAGGCTGGATAGATAATTATTGGAGAAACAAATGAGAATGAGCAATCTAGTGTTTGGAGAACAAGTAACTGACGTAGTACTTGGACAAAAGAAAAACAATTTAAAGATAAAAACTAAAGATAATGTTTTATCAAAAGAAGAATGTCAGAAGATAATAAATAGTTTTCACACTTGGGAAAGAGATAAAATAATTAATGATATCTCTATACCAGAAAAAACTTTTACTAAAGAACAGCTAGATGCTAATACTGAAATTGACCCAGAAGGCTATAAAGTAAGAAAAGTATCTCAATCTGCAACTGACTATATCAAAGAATGGTAAGGACTTCCTGTTTATAGATGTAAAGTTATGAAGTATGAAGAAGGAGACTTTGTCGCAGAACACAGAGATAGTCAATGGATGTGTCAAAGTAATTACTGGGAACCAAATACTAATAAAGTTGCAAAAGATCTAATGATAATACCACTAAACGATGACTATGAAGGTGGAGAGTTTACTATAAACGGTAGAGAGATACAGCAAAAAGTAGGATCGGTTATTCAAATGCCACAATCTGGTGTTGCTGGAGCTAGACCTCGTCCAAAGCATGGAGTAAAAAAAGTAACAAAAGGTACTAGATACTCTATGGTATTCTGGAACTTTGAATAATGGCTTTAAAGAAATCTCAAAAGTCCCTAAAAAAGTGGACAAAACAAAAGTGGAGAACAGCAAGTGGTAAGAAGTCATCTAAGACTGGAGAAGTCTATGCACCTTCTAAAACTATTGCTAAATTAAAATCCACTAAAGCAGGTAAGAAAAAACTTGCAGCTGCTAATAGAAAAAAGAGAGCAGCTACTAAAAAAGGAAAACAACATGCCTCTCACGGGCTACACAAAGGAAAGAAAAGATAATGGTAAGTGGACAAAAACTCTGGCTAGATGAAGGAATAGTACATGGTACTAAATTCATGAAACAACTAATGAATACAGAGAAGACTAGAAGTTTAAGTCCTGCAGAAGAAAATCTAAAGAATCTTTCCGCTGCTTATGTATACTTATATAACAAGGCTCTCGTTCTAGGACTACTAGAAGATGATGAAGAAAATTTATTTGACGACGAGATATTACATTGATACAAGTAAGCAGAACTGATATCGTATCAGATAGTCTGATGAAATTCGATGAACGTCGTTTCATCAAACTACCAATCGACGGCTATATGGATTTGTTAGGAATAACTCCTAATACTTCTCAACACGCCATCATAAATGCAATCAACAACCCAAAATATCGTTTCGTTACTGCCGCCGTTTCTAGGAGGCAGGGCAAAACTTATATTGCAAATATTATAGGACAATTAATAACTTTAGTTCCAGGAGCTAATGTGTTACTTATGTCACCCAACTACTCACTATCCCAAATTTCTTTTGAATTACAAAGAAGTTTGATTAAGCACTTTGACTTGGAGGTCACTAGAGACAATGCAAAAGATAAAGTTATTGAACTTACAAATGGTTCTACAATCCGTATGGGTTCTGTTAACCAAGTGGACTCGGTCGTGGGTAGATCTTACGATCTCATCATATTCGACGAGGCCGCTCTCGTTGACGGGAGGGATGCTTTCAATGTTGCGCTCAGGCCCACACTAGATAAAGAAAACTCAAAAGCAATCTTTATATCTACTCCAAGGGGTAGGAATAATTGGTTTGCAGAGTTCTGGCACAGAGGATTCTCAGATGAGTTTCCAGAATGGTTCTCTATCAAAGCTACCTACCATGAAAATCCTAGAATTTCCGAACAAGATATTCAAGAAGCAAAGAAAACTATGTCTGAATCTGAATTTAATCAGGAATACATGGCAGACTTTAATGTATTTGAAGGACAAGTATGGGCATTTAATCATGAAGAATGTGTTGCAGACTTAGCAGAAATGGATCTAAGTGGAATGGATGTATTTGCAGGAATGGACGTAGGTTATAGAGACCCCACAGCTTTCTGTGTTATGGCATATGACTGGGACGCAGAAAGATATTATCTCTTAGATGAATACTTTGATTCTGAAAGAACAACTGAACAACACGCTATAGAAATAGGTAAACTAGTTGATAAGTGGGGAATAGATTATATTTACATTGACTCAGCAGCTCAACAAACAAGATTTGACTTTGCACAAAATTACGATATTACTACTATCAATGCCAAAAAATCAGTGCTAGACGGTATTGGACATGTGGGCGGTATTATCGACAATGACAGATTAACAGTTCATCAAAGATGCGAAGAGTCTTTGATAAGCTTAGACCAATATCAGTGGGATCCAAATCCTAATTTACTAAGAGAAAAACCTAAACATAACTATGCCTGTCACATGGCAGATGCCTTACGGTACGCACTTTATTCGTTCGAGACAAGTGTTACATCATTCTAATATACCCCACCAAAAAATAGTTCTTGACATATGCTCGAATATTTGGTACAATTCTAATATAGAAGTAGGTTTATGACTTTAAAAAGAGATTTAGTAAAATATGTTCGAGACAAAGCCAAGTCTAAATATAACAAAGGAACGGAATGTTATATTTGTGGCAGTCAAGAAAATTTAGACTTTCACCATTTTTATGGTCTAACCGAGTTATTAGAAGTATGGTTAAAGAAAAACAAAATAACCATAACTTCAGAAGACGAAATTTTAGGTGTTCGAGAAAGATTTATACAAGAAGAACACGAAAAACTTTATGACCATGCTGTTACACTATGTCATAGCCACCATCTAAGATTACATGGTATCTATGGAAAACGCCCAACACTAATAACAGCAAAGAAACAACAACATTGGGTAGAGATACAGAGAAACAAACATGGCATGGTATGATTTTATAACAGGTAACAATAAAGACATTGAGGAAAAACTCAATCCGTCTCAATTTGTCATCTCAAGAGATCAAGGTCTAGAAGTACTTTCTAGAGAGAACATTACCAATTATCGCAATGCTTACGAACAATTAGAAGTAGTAAACCGAGCAGTCAACATGATAGTGGATGACGCTGCGGAAATACCTTTCGATGTAGGTGAGCAAGTAACAGGATTAGATAGTGCATATAAAGGAATAAGACGGTCAAAAGTCAATGTTCTACTAAATGTACAACCTAACCCATTTCAAGATGTAAGTGCTTTTAAAAGAAACTTAATAATTGATTTGATGATAGATGGCAATATATTTATATATTTTGATGGTGCTCATCTGTACCATCTTCCAGCAGACCACATGGTTATTCATACTGATGACGATACTTATGTAGAAAAATATACATATGACCACAGTATAGACTATAATCCAAGTGAGATTATCCACATAAAAGAAAACAGTTTTAACTCTATTTATAGAGGAGTACCTAGACTTAAACCTGCATTTAGAACAATGCAACTATTGTCTAGTATGAGAAACTTCCAGGATAACTTCTTCAAAAATGGAGCAGTTCCAGGACTAGTACTAAAATCACCAAACACTCTTTCCGAAAAGATTAAAGAAAGAATGTTATCAGCTTGGGTTGCAAGATACAATCCACAGTCTGGTGGTAGAAGACCACTATTTTTAGATGGTGGACTAGAAGTTGAAAATCTAACTGAAGTTAACTTCAAAGATTTAGACTTCCAAGATGGTATCAAAGCTAATGAGAAGATTATCTTAGAAGCTTTAGGAATACCACCAATTTTAATGGATGGCGGGAATAATGCGAACATTCGCCCTAATCACCGTCTTTATTATTTAGAAACCATATTGCCTATTACTAATAAAATAGCATATGCTTTCGAGAGATTCTTCGGCTTTAAACTGGACGAAGAAGTGTCAGGTATTCCTGCACTTCAACCAGAGTTAAAAGACCAAGCTGCGTATTACGCTACACTTGTGAACACTGGTATATTAACACCGAACGAAGCAAGGGAGGCCTTACGACTTGAGAAGATCGACGGATTCGATAAACCAAGAGTTCCTGCAAATATCGCAGGCTCGGCAGCAAATCCAGCAGAAGGCGGGAGACCGCCAGAAGACACAGAGGACTAAATATGACAAAAAATATGATGGTAAAAGCTCTTTCAGATTTCATCGCCAGCAAAGGCATGGAAACTATTAGCTTGCCCGACTATAAAGCACTTGGAAGTGAAGTTCCAGTCAAAGACTTTTTGCTTAGACGAGCATTTGGTTCTTGGACTAGAGTACTTTCAGTGATGAATAAACGTTATCCTGTCCAGGTAGTAGCACCAGAGGTAGAGGAAGTAACAGCACCTAAACCTAAAGCTACTAAAAAAGGAGAGAAATAATGTCGGATAAAATTTTTCATTGGGCGTCTACTCTTAAATCTTTAGGAGAGACCGATGACGGTTGCTTAGAAATCAAAGGTTCCGCAAGTACAGTCGATTTAGATCGTGCAGGCGACATAATTGAAGCACAAGCATGGACAAAATCAGGCGGATTGGAAAACTTTAAAGGTAATCCAATTATTCTTTTTAATCACGACTATAATAAACCTATAGGACGTGCTACTGATTTAAATGTAACCGAAAAAGGATTAGATATAACTGCAAAGATTTCTAATGCTAATAAGGAAATTAAAAACTTAATTAAAGATGGCGTACTTGGAGCTTTTTCTGTTGGTTTCAAAGTCAAGGACGCTGATTATATGACTGAAACCGATGGATATAAAATTAAGGACGCGGAACTTTTTGAAGTTTCTGTAGTATCAGTGCCTTGCAACCAGGGAGCAACGTTCTCTTTAGCAAAATCATTCGATAATATGGAAGACTATAAAAAATTCCAAAACCAATTTATTAAGGCTAACTCAGGTGCAGCAGCAGACGCTGTTAAAATTGAGCAGCCAAGCGGGGAGCAATCCCATAACATGGAGACTAAAATGTCAGAAGAAAAGAAGACTCCTGAAGCGGGCTTTGACCTTGAGTCATTCGCAAAAGAAGTGGCAGAAAAAACTGCAACTACAATTGCTATGAAACAAGCAGAAGCTAAAGCAGCTGAAGAAAAAACTTTAAACGAGCAGGCTGAAAAGCAAGCAGAAGTTGAAGTTCAAGAAAAAGCTGTTCAAGAAGCTAAACAGGAAGAACAAAAAACTGTAATCCAAGCAGGATTAACAGGAGCCGAAAGGCTTATCTCAGATGTTGAGAAAAGAGTTAACGAAAAGCAAGAAGACTTGCAAAATGTAGTTAAAGAACTTGAAGCTCAGCTAGTTGAGAAATCATCAGAAATCATGAATATTCGTGAGTCAAAAAGACACTTCGGTGATAGAACAGGAAGCACAGACTGGAGAACAGAATTTAAAGAAGATATAATCGACGCTAAATTTGCTGGTCTTGCTACAGGAAAAGGTTGGAATAACGACCATTCAAAATCATTAATGGAAAAAGTTAATGTAATGTCAGGTGTTGAAGTATCATCAGCTGATTTTGAGCAAATCGTTTCAACTAACATTGAAAGAGATATTCAAAATGAGTTAGTATTGGCTCCTCTATTTAGAGAAATCCCAATGAACTCTGCTAATATGATTATCCCAATCTTACCAGATGCAGGTTATGCTGAATTTACAGCTAACCAAACAGCTTCTGGAAGCGCACCGAAAGGTAACTTAGACCCAAGAGGCGACGCATATGATCCAGCTAATGGAGCAGGTGTCGACTTAACTGAGAGAACACTTTCAACTAAAAAATTAATTTCACAATCATACTTAGGTAATGAAACTGAAGAAGATGCTATTTTACCGATTCTTCCTTTAATTAGAGAATCAATGGTGAGATCACACGCTAGAGGTATTGAAAATGCACTTTTAGTTGGTAATCACGCTGACGGTATCTATGGCACCGCAGGCAAGTCTTTTGAAGGTCTTGTAACAATGGCTGGTTCTAACAAAACTCAATCAGCTACAGCTTTTGCTTCTGATAAACTAACAGCAGCAGCGTTGTTAGGTGCTAGAAAGAACATGGGTAAATATGGTATCAATCCTTCAGACGTAGTATATGTTGTCTCTCAGAGAGGCTACTACGAATTACTAGAAGATGCTGAGTTCCAAGATGCTAACCTAGTTGGTAATCAGGCAACTAAGCTAACTGGTGAAATTGGAACTGTATTTGGTTCAAGAGTATTAATGTGTGATGAGTTCGCTGCTGCAGCAACTGCAAAAATGCACGCTCTTGCAGTTAACCCAAGAAACTATGTAATGCCAAGACTTAGAGGTATAACCATTGAGTCTGATTATGAAGTAGCTAATCAAAGAAGAGTCCTAGTGGCTTCTCAAAGATTAGGTTTCACTGACATGATCGATGGCACGACTTCTTGTCACGTACTACAGTACAAAGCTAGTTAATAGCTAATTATGGTTTTTGTGGGGTTTACCTAAAACCCCACACTTTTTAACTATGGCAGACTTAATAACAGTAAATGAATACAAAGACGCAGAAGGCCTCCGAGGCGAGAAGGATGACGACCGTCTATCTGTTATGGTACCTCTGGTATCTGATTTAGTTAAGAAGTATTGCGGAATAAGTTTTGTAGACTTTTATTCTACAGATAAGGTTGAAACTTTTACAATCAATGACAACTACACAAGCACCATTACAATGAGTGAAAGTCCGTTAGTTACGGTTGATACAGTAAAAGAAAGACCAGACTATGGAAGTCCTTATGTAACTCTCACTACAGGCAACTACGAATACTATGTAGATGTAGAAAGTGATGCAGTCGTAAGAACAAATGAGAGTGGTAACCCAATCTCTTGGAAGAAAGGAGTAGGTTCTGTGCAAATTACATATAATGCAGGATACTCAACATGCCCAAGTGATTTAAAACTTGCACTCTTTGACTTAGTAAATTATTACATGAAAGACGAGCATAAAGAAAGAAGAAGTTTAGGCAATGCCCAAATGAGTAACCAAGGAACTTCAGGTATAAAATCAAGTACTGACTTTCCAGACCATATTAAGAGAGTATTAGATTTATATAGAGTTGTTATTTAATGTCAGCATCA